GGCGTGGGCTCCTTCTGCTTTGAACGTGCTGGGCAAGACTTCGCGCTTCAAGGAGACTATGGAGGACTTCAAGAACATGATCGCCAACTACTCGCCGAACGAATACGAGTACTACGCGGCCGGACACTCGCTCGGAGGCGGACTCATTAACCTGCTTGTGCGCAAGTATCCCAACATTATTAAGGGCGCGATAACCTTTAACTCGTCCGCGGAGCCTGTTGACTTTGCGTATCCGAACGACGACATCATTACGCGATACTACGTGAGCAGTGACCCGCTTTACCGAGCCTTCGGAAGGTTCTTTAAGAAGGCGATTATTATCAAGAAGAGCAGTCCGCTCTACTTCCGAATCGCGTCTTACTTTCCAGGCGTGGCCTCGTTCTTGATCCAAGGCCCGCACTCGCTTGAATCGCACGAGCTCAAAAACTTTGAGGGCATGGGGAAGCCTAGGTGTAAGAAATGTGGCGGATATAAATAATGGACTACTACGAACAAAACAGAGTCAAGATTATTGAGAAGACGAAGGAATACTACCATACGCACAAAGAAGAGCAACGCAAGAAGCAGAAAGAATATTATATGCGAAAAAAGGGTATCCAAAAATCGCATATGACCTTTCACGGCCCGAGTAAAGTTTCATTTGACTAAATAAATAAATAAAATATCGGTATTATTATAAAGATGCCCCGTCATTCTGCTAGTATGGACGCAAAGATGATGAAGTTTATGTCTCCCAGGGGTCGTGGGCGCACTACCCGGGCTCTTATGGACTATGCCGATCCTAGTAGTGCTGCGGAGCGGACAGCTGTTGAGAATGCTCGTGATCGTCTATTACAAGTTGGAACTCACGCACGTGCTCCTGATGCTCCCATACCGACTGCTTATGGTATTGCGGGATCTGTTGCGATTCCGATGGCGATAGCTGGTATGCCTGGTCCGTTAACTGCGCTTGGAGCCATAGCTGGTCTGCACACACTAGTTAGTGGTATCAGCCACGTCCGCAATAGTTACCTACGAGACCAGATTAAGAAGGAGACGATGGCCGAGATTGATGCTATCCGAGCCAACCTTGCTCAGCGCCTTGTTGGTGCTGAACGTGCGTATGGTGTTACTCCCCATGCTCGTGTTGGCCGGTTACTTGGCCCTCCTCCTGCTCGTGGTGTCCGTATGGTGGCTAACCCTGCTCGTGTTCTCCGCGCTGACCCTCCCGGTGGGTTGGGCGGTTGGGTCTACGACTAAAAACGGATTAAAGACCGAATTGTTTTCTGAAACTCGCGATATTCTTCTCTATGCTGGTGGAATCGCCCCACAGCAAAAAGTAGGACAGAAAGCCCGGCTTGGTAGGATCGTCGGTCAGCAGGTCTTTGGCGTGGCGCTTACGATAGGCTTCCCTGCGCTTCTTGTCGTGCGAAATCGTGTAGTCATCGTATCCAGACGCGCCGAACTTTACCCGCTTGCCGTCGCTGAATACGGCCACGAACTTCTTCTTATCGTCATACAGCTCTTGGATATATAGGAGCTTCATTTTTGTATGAACCGAAATTAAGTGCGAGGCATCAATCTTGGAAGCCTTGCCCCCCATCACAGCAGAATATATCCGAGCCATCGGCCTTATAAAATGGACATATTTATTTATATATAGCAAAATAATCGCAAATTACTAGCGTCATTATTGAATTAGCAGTAAAAATCAGCTGATTTTTACATCTTTTTTTCATGTGTCCATAGTAAAGACCCATTGAAATTAGTATTATTGCTTACAAATCGGCGATTTGTAATATTTGAGCACTGTTATGCCCAATTATTATAAATTACTAGCCTATTTCTTACATGTAGCTACCCATACGGCCCACATGGCCACGCTGAACGGGACTACGGCGAGGATTGCCCATAGCACCGCTATGAATGGGCATCACTCCAACCTTCTTACCGCCGCGCATAGGGTTGTATCCGGGGCCAGGAAGTGCGGGCTCAGCTCCGCCCACCACGCGGTCCGTGGACGCGGGCGCTAGCATCATCGGCGCGGACAGGATGTCCTGCTCCGTGAGCACGCCCTTGATGATGCGCGAGCTACCCTTGATGGTCTCAAAGAAGCCCGAGCTGATGGGCAGCAGATAAATGTTCACGGTGCCCGCGAAGCCAGTGTTGTTCTGCACGTTCAGGTTGAACTGAACCGTGAAGTTGCCCACCAGACCCGGCGCCTGACCGGCCTGGAGCGCGAAGTCGCGACCCGGACGGAGCACCAGCGCACCGCCCGCAGAGCCCACCACGCCGCCAAACGCCGGAGCTCCTGCGGCCGCAATCGCGCCAGACGGAGGCGCGCTCACCTGGCCAGACCACTGGTTCCAGTCCATGTCCAGGCCGTTGTCCACGGACATCTTGTAGAGCTGGTACTGGGAGTGGTTAGCAAGCAGACCCGAGAAGTTATCAAAGTTCAGCGAGATGTTCTGGATCGGGAGCGTCCAGTCGCCGTTGGTCGCGTCCGGGTAGCTCGTCGGCTTCACGAAGATCATCATCAGGTCCGGAATGTTAGGGAGCGTGGTCGTGATGCTCTGGAGCTGGCTCGCAGCACCAGGGTTCACGTTGTATACAATCTGGGCGGATCCGGGAGCCTGCAGAGCCTGCGAGATGTAGCGCGGGAACTCCATCCAGGGCACGATGGACTTGGGGGGCAGGGGAATGTCCAGCGAAGGCGTCAGGAACTGGACGAGCAGGCGGGGCTGGTTCGGGCCGAACACCTGGCCAGAAAATGTGCCGGAAGAAGGACCCCAAGAGAACGCCTTACCAGTACAGCTCGCCGTGCCGAACACATTGGCCACGCTAGTAGGCAGAGTCGTGCCGCTCGTCGCACGAAGCGAGCGGGCCTGGTTCTCCGGCGCAATGTTCAGCTGGACCTGGAAATTTTGTCCTTTATACCGTCCCTTTCGGGATACTTTTAGTGAGTGCTGTGTGAGCCACTCCGGAGTAGACCATTTCTTCTGCTATCATCAAGACTTGTCGGGTCTTTCAAGCACAATACCGTATGGCCGTTCAGGTTCTCCACTGTCTAACATAGCGACATAGAGGAGCTTCCACCCACGTTACCCAATCCTATTCATTCTTCACCACTGGGAAGGGTCATTAACCCTGGTCTCTCTTCACCTTTCGGTTGGAGATGGTAGAATAGGCTCTAAGGGACTTCGTAGTATGATGTTGATTCATCAAGATATTTGAGCGCTACCTTTTTAAGCAGCACAGGGGCATAAGTCTACCCCAAAGAGACCCGTGGACAGCTCCTCCTGGCCCGTGAAGATGAACGGAGGGAGCAGGAGCTTCTCCGTAGACGTCCAGGTCACGTAGAGCGTAATAGTGCGGGAGTTACCACCAGCACCACCACTCAGTTGAGAAGTCAGCGTGGGCTGGCCGTTCACGATCGTGTATTCACCAACCACCGTTCCACTCGCCGGCACCACGCCAGCCGCGGTCGTGTACTGGAAGCCGTTGAAGGCGCCGTTGGGCACCTGGCCGGGCGAGAACGCATTGCCGTAGAGCGAGAGCGGGGAGTTCTGCACCACGTTCGTGTCCGGGTAAAGGGCGTAGCGGTCAAGCATGGTCGGGCACGTGCGCTGCATGCGCGCCACCTCCATGTCCGACAGGCGAAGGATCTGGGGAAGCACATCCTGCGTGTTCACCGTCACCGTCGTGTCGTTGATCGTCGCGCTGGACTGCGTCACGCTCTGTTGGATGGGGAAGGCCGCCGGCCCAATCAGGCCAGCCAGCGACGTGCCCGCCAGAATATTCGCGCCAGCAGCAACACTAACAAGCACGTCAATGCGGCCATACTGCGTGGCCACGAGGTCAACCGCGCGGTCAATAAATACGTTCTCGGACGGCACCTGGATGTTCCACTGAACGGAAGAGTTAGAAGTGGTCTGGGCGGCGACCGATACGTTGGTGATGGAGAGGGCGCCCTTCTCCACCGCGTACTTGGGGACGACCTGGACGATGCGGGGGTCAAAGGTGCTTACCTTGGTAATATCGGCCGTGGACATCTTTTATATTCTACATGCGAGAATATTTTTTCTATTATTTCTTTTTAAATACGAGGCGCACAAAAGCAGATGACCCCGTATCAATTTTAATGGGGTTGAGTTGACCCGTTTTATTGCTACGCCAAAAGAACTGGAAGTCAATGTCGTGGATGTCCACGTGCGAGTCGTCCATGGACGAAAAAACTTCTACCTGGGGAATATAACTAATAAACTGACGAGTCGCGTTAGCTACGGGGGCAATCAGCGGAAACTCAATCAGGGTCTTAAAGAAGTTAGAGGATGAATTATTTTCAATTCCAACGTTAGAAGTTCCAAAGGCAAAGGTGGCCGAAACATCCTCGTTGCGCACCGGGATTTTCGTGGTGCCGACCACGATGCTCATCACCGGCGTCCACCCGCTCGTTCCAATAAAATTCTGGACTAGGCGAGCATAGGGCTGGATGGCCGCGGCGGTAAAGGGGTTTGTGATTGGATATTCGCTGTTCGTAGAATATGTTTTTATTGAGGTTCCAACTCCACTTCCGTTCGTGATAATATTATTGA